CTTCTCTAATAAAGTTCACGTCTTTATTTAAGAGAAACAGATAATCACCACCAGCAGGCGGATACACAGCTATGGAGTAAACAGATAAGAAATCTGATGGGCATTGCAAATACTTATTACTAGCCGTACAACTTCCTGTCACATTTTTCCGTAGGTTGGCAATCTGTACCGTGTTGTAGATACGTTGCTCCGCCTGACGGATCATCGTATTGATGTCCGACGTAGAAAATGTCGTTTCAAGATAATCTTGAACCGCCGTGACTAACTCCGAATAGGTCACGCCATTGGACCTCTAGCCATTACACCTTTTGTAGCTGCGCCAGTACCACGTATTTTAATACCAGTGGTCTTAATATCCTTTTCTGGATACCCTGCTGTATGAACAACAGGAACCGGCTTGGGTTTCTTAACGACTTTGATGTCTTTCATTTCATGCCTCGATAGGTAAATGAAGACTTTTTCTGATTAGCTACCTTCGCAAGGTTGCGTCCCATCTTAAGCATATCGGCGTTAGTCTTTCCACCTTTTGCTAATTTGGTCAAAGGCTTACCAGGATGCATAGCCTTCTCATGTTTGTGTACCGCAGATTTTGCGTCCATTTCTTTACCCCTATGTGGTAGATATCGTTACTGTACCAACAGCCGTCGCTGCAACCAAGTAGTTTGGTGTAAGTGCGTCATCAAATGCTGATGCCCCACCTACAGGACTCCATCCCCATTGAATATCTCGAGATCCACCCGTAGGAAATCCGCCCGTTGAATTAGGCAATAACTCGAGTCCGTTCACACCAGCCGTGACATACGTTGTATCTTTTCTTGGATTTCTTACTGCCTGCGGGTCGTCCACAGGAAACATGCCAAGAAGCAACTGAGGCTGGTCGGGATCAAAGCATTCGTCGCAAACCAACAGATTATATTTCTTTGTCTTAATGATTTCCGTACGAAGTTTTTTTAACTTGAACTGCTGGCCGCATCGATCACACATTGCAATCGAATTTTTTCCAGACGCAAATCTGTTACCCATGATTTGCTGCTCCGGCCTCTGTTTTCATTGAAGATCGAATTCTCTGTAACAAGAGTCGTAACTCTAGCCTAGATTTCATGACTTCATCAGGTATTGGATTTCTCTTGCTTCCAAACTTTTTACCATCTTGTGAGTGCGTCTGATATTTAAGAGCGACCTCAATTTGTTCTTTCTTAACAACAACATAAGGATAAATTGTTTTCAAAAACGCAATTGCGTTTTCGTTTCTCACAGACCATCTATATTGAACCGACCACCGTCTACCATTAGGCGTTTTGTTTTGGCTCGATACAATAGAACCGCCAAACTCATCCATGAATAATTCTAAACATGGAATGCTTGTTTGTGTAACCGTTGCATGTAAAGAGGTTCTATAACCATGTTTACATGCTTTTTCTTTTGATAGTTCAATTAACACACAGCCTTCGCCATCAAAAAAACCTGCTGCCCAAGCAAAAAAAGTTTCTTTACCCATAGCCGCCACCTGATCCAATAAACTGCTGGCGTGGTACAAATCGTATGGCTGCTTTCTCGCGGTCTTCGCCTGCTGCTAGGTTGAATTGCTCTTCATAAGCCATCTTCAACATATCAACTCGAGATACAAGTTCTGGCTGTTTCATGGCAATGTAGTACGCAAGCCCTGCTACTAGACACGGTAGGAAACGGAAGTTCATGTCCGCAGTTTGGATACCCGATCCCGCGTCTTGTACTCTTCTCATTCTCCAGTAGACAAATTGATAAGTCGTACTGTTGTCTGGCGTAGGCCAGACTGTTACTGCCGGTAGGTTGGGGTTATAGATCGTCGCCCCTGATGTATGGCTTGCCGCTGTGGTTCCATTCTGTCCACGAACCACACCACCTAGTGAATTACCATCTAGCCACTGGTACAGAATATCTTCACTATCGATACGAACAAACCCTGCGCTTGGAAGACTCGCCGTTGAACTAAGCGTAATCGTTGTGGTTGTCGAGTTAATCGTTGAAGACAACGTCGCATTAGCAGGGGAAACTTGCCCCGATAGCCTTTGAATCCAAACCTGAATAGGCCTAGCTTGCTGTAACTTATTAGGAATGGTGGCGTAGGTCGAAACGCTAATCCTGGTAATCGTTAGGTCTGCCTGAGTCGATGAAACGTTTTGACCTGTACGGATAACGTGTTCAAGCAGATCTATCGTATCTGTTGGCAAGGCATAAGTATTTACGCCTGCTGTCAGGGTGATCGTCCCCTGATCAATAGTCCACATATTGATGCCACGGTTCTGCCACTCAATGGTCATCAGGTTCATGGATCGCCTAGCGGTACGGAGGTCATAACCAGTCCGCATCTCGCGGCCAGCCCTCTCCCACGCTTCTTCAGCGATCTCTGTGAACTCTGGTGAAAACCCAGTTGAACCGCTAGTGGTCATCTAAATCTCGCAGTCTTTGCGGCAATTTTTGCCGGTTGCTTAACAAACTGTTTTCCTGCGCTTTTTCCAACTCGCTTTGCTCTTGTAGTCGCAGCGTACTCTGAAGGTGTAAGAGACTTAATTGCCGCCTCCGGGAGATATCGTTCGCCAGTTGCTTTTGAACCCTGTGTGCTAGGTTTGCCACTGCGTGTCCCCCACTTTTGGTCACTCCAATTCTTCAGACTTTGCTGCGGGGCTTTCAATCTTTGTAACCCCCACCCTTTTGCTTGTACTTCATGGCAAGCATTTGTGCCTTGCGAGCTGACCACTGTCCCGGCGATCCTCCTTTGCCACCAGCTTTTATGCTGTTGAACAATGCTTTACGCATACCAGGCTTTGTGTAGTTTCCTGCTTCGTTGACACGAGACTCGCCGCCTTCTGCAAAGGCCATAAAGTCCGTATCGTCTCGACGCTTCTTACGCCGAGCCGTGGGCATCTTTGAGGGCATGATTGCCCCCATGCCACGAGAAGCTAGCATCTCAGCACTTACCGCCGTAGTTCATCTTCTTGACTTTGCCGCCAGCCTTCATGCCGGTAGATCCCTTCATGGTTACTTCCATGCCACGGGTCTTACCTTTCTTGGCGATGCCATCAGCAGCTTTATGACCAGCAGCAAGACCGCCAGCAGCATAAGCCTTACCACCGCGCTTCATGCCCTTCATCTCTTCCATCTCATGTTTGATCATGGACTTTGGCGCGCCTTTGGCCTTCATAAAGCCAACTTCTTTCTTCATCATTGCTTTGGGTTCTTTCACTTCACCACCATCCTTTTTAGTGAACTCTTTACCAACAGACATTGGAACACCAACCTTCTTGGCAAACTTAGGGTTATGCGCTACTGCTTGCATGAACCTTTCTTGTTTGTCACTTACAGTAGGCATTACATCTTCACCATGGTACCGCGAGTACGTCCTTTCTTGACGCATCCGTCAGCAGCTTTGACATAACCACCGTTCTTGGCAGTAGCAACCTCAACTTCCAACTCTGCTTTCTTGACAGGCTTGGGTTTCGGTTTAGGCATAGGTTTCTTAGGAGCAAGACGTGGATCGTATTCGGACGATGCCATATCTGGTGGGCTGGGTACATTATTAACTATTGCCATGATCATCCTTTCTTAGCGAGGGCATCAATTTTTGCTTCAAGCCGTTCAAAGCCTGAGTCAAATCTTTCCATAATTTTTTCAAGATCCGCACGAACTTCTGCACGCGTAATGTGATCACGGGCAATTTCCTCCCGAGTTCTATTCAGTAAGATCTGGATACGTTTCTGTTCATCAGAAGAGTTCTTCAGCATGAACATCACCAACCCCACTAAAAACGAAGTTATTAAATTCCAAATAAGCGTACCGGTTTCCATTTAACATTTCCATCTACGTCTTGCCTGCCGTATCCGACTGTTGGGATCTTTGGCTGCTTCAGGGAACTGTTTCATTTGGCCAGCTGATCTTGCACAGAAAGACTTCCTACGTGCCGCATCTTTCGGACCAGGATTGTCTGAAGTCACGGCAGTTTTAAGTTTACTGCCGGGATTGGCCTTGCGATACGCTGCAACGCCTTTTTCTGTCATGCCAGCGCCTTGTTTAGTGGGACGAAAATTGCCCGACTTAACAGACGTCGCAATCCCCATTCCCTTTTTAGCCATGACTAGCCGCAGATCAACGTTACTGCTGTAACGTTTGTAGGCGTTACAGTTGCAAAGTCATTATTGGAGTACGCTGTTCTTATACCTTCAGCCGCCATATAAAGACTATTGACTTGCGTAGCAGATGCTGGCGTATCAATTTCTAACAGGATTTGTGAGTCACTATTACGTGTGACTATTACCGTGCCAGCAGAGGCTCCGGCTAAATAGTACAAACCTTTGATGCGCGTTGCAGGCAAAGCCAAAGCACCGCCATAGCCAACAGTAATTGCACCAGCGGTAGCCGCACTAACCGAAACAGACGAAACAAATGCAAAATAGTTTGTACTGTATACCGTCGTAGCATTTGGCCCAGTAACTGTTTCAGTCACCGTAACGCCTGCAACAGTCTTGCCTACTATAGTAAACGTTTTGCCAGACTCATTTGACACGCCTGTAATAGATACTTTATAGCCGTATCCATTAATACCAGGCTGGTTTGCCACCATTGCTAAAGCACCAGCCCCTGATGGCGTAACAGAGGTCACATAAAAATCAGCATCTGATCTAATCTTTACCGACCATACATCATATTGCATCCCCATGATGCACTCCTAATTAGGCTGCGGTCGTGATAGCAGTCCAAGTCGTAGCACCGTCCGTATTGATGTAGGCGCGAGTACTGGTCGAAGACCCATCAGTGCGGAGATACAACGACCCTTGTGCCGCTGATACAGTCGGCGCGCCAGAACCTACGTAAATGCCAAGGCCTGCTGTCGAAGACATAAGGAAAGCCGCCATACCGCCAGCAGCAGGAGCAGTGCCGCTATCAGCAGTTACGTTCCCCGTGGCAGAAAGCGAAGCGACAGAAGTTGCAGATCCAAACGTAGCGTCAACAGTGACAGCACCC